TATTTTAAAACTGGTAATAAAACCCAACAGATTGTGAATAAATTTGGTGTAAGCAGATCTACAGCAAAAGAGGATGTAAAATCTGGAATTAGAGATCAATTGAAAAGTAAAAGAACTTTTGCAATAATCAAAAGAGATAATAATAAAAATCCAAAAACAATAGCACAGAGTGACAAATTAATTAAATATAGAAAAGATGTAATGTCTATTACAAGAGACATTGACAAACTAAATAAATAATGGGTGGGCTTACAAAAAAAGAATTGAGAACTGAAAAAGATCTCACACCAAAACAAAAAATGTTTGTTGAGATCATGGTGCAAGATCATGGCCAGATAACTCAGGCAGAAGCTTTGAAGCGTGCAGGATATGATTGTAAAGATATCAATAGTGCTAGATCTACTGCTTCACAATTATTAAATAGAAGAATTAATCCTCATGTTGCTAAGTATTATGACAAGAGGTTTGAACAAGAAGTAAAAAAATATGAGAGTGACAATCTCAGACGTTACAAAAGATTTGAAAGACTTGCTGATAAGGCAGAAAAGAAAGATCAGTTTGCTGCAGCCATAAATGCAGAATATAGATCTGGGCAATTAGCAGGTGCATTCATTGATAGAAAAGAAGTTAGAGTAACAGGTCTGGAGGGTATGTCACGTGAAGAGCTTGAGAACAAACTCAAAGAGCTTTCAGAAAAAATCGATGGCCACAATGCGAAAACCATCGAGATTGAATCTGAAGACACAGCACTTATTAAAAAAGGCTAGTTGGTCTGAATGGATCAAAGTCTTCAATCAAGTACACAACTCCACAATGTTTACATCTGTTGGGAGTGTATCGGTAAAAATTTATGAGAAAAAAAATAGCTATACCAAAAAAAGTAAAAGATCAGATAGATAAGTATCCAATGGTTGCTGTTGAGTGGTATGATATCGTATCTAACAGCAGTTGGTCTACATTTGAAGAACTGAAAAAATCTAATTTAGCAACATGTATTACAAAAGGTCATTTGTTTTCACAAGCAAAAGGCATAACTAAGTTGTTTGGTGATTACTCTTATGCTGATAATGGTATTGACATTGAAAGCATAGGTAATACTACTATAATTCCAAATTCTGTAATTAAGAATATAAAGAAATTAAGTTAATTAATGACAATAAAAGCACAAGAGGCAAGGCTTTGGCAAAAGGTTAAAAAGAACTTAACTGGTTTTCATTTAACCCGCATAGAATCTAGCACAATCAATGGTATTCCAGACATTCATGCAGCTAGTAAAGATCATGTTTTTTGGATTGAACTTAAATCTGATGAAGCTAATTATCCTAAATTAAATAAGTGGCAAATCGTATGGATCAATAAATATGTTAAGGCAGGAGGCAAGGTGATTATCTTGGATGAGACCCTCTCGAAGAAGTTGCTTAAACTTTACAGACCGGTGTCCGGTTTCACTGATCCTCGTTCCCTGGTCTCGTTTGCCTCGTTCTCGTTTCCGTTACAATGGCCACGGATCCGGGAGACCATCCTTCAGGAGCTGGTGAACTGTGCAGCGTGATCCTCGTTCTCGCTTCTCGTCCTCGTTCTCGTTGGAACTGGAAAAGGGCCAACGGACCATCCAGCAGCGGGAGCTGCCAGGCAGCGGGAAGCTCGTGTCGTTATCTGCCCCTCGTTTTTTTACCTCTTTAGTTAGTTCGGGGGGCTGGTAACGGCATGGCACCATCTGAATCTCGCCTCGTTGTCAAGGAGAAACATCTCGTTCTCGTCTGACAAACAGCACTTGGCACGGGCAGCGTACAATTTAGGGGGTGAGGTCCTGAACTGTCTTTTGAACAGTGTGAAAAAAAGCTCTTGACATTTATCCCATCAGGTCTTATGTAAGGTCTGCACTTCTGGTTCTGTAGGATAACAGCAGAAGTGCCGATGTGGCCACGTCAGGAGGTAACCGTAAGGTGTAAACTTCGGTGGTCATTAACGTTGGGGAACTGACTATTCTTAAACGAAGTTCGCAGTGGGAAATAGGTCTGGGTTGTTTGCCACCTAATTCTGCTGCGGTCTCAACGCAACTAACAAAGGAGAGCATATGAAAAATCAAAACAAACCTGAAGCAGGCAAAACGTACGCGTTAACGGGGGCTCGTGGTACGAGCTGCATTGCCAACGGTAACAGCTGGGCCGAGTCTGAGGTCCACGGAGAACATGCCGTTACCATCGACTGGGGACAAGAGAAACAGAAAAGAAAGAAGTATACCTTCGCATCCGCTGCAGAGAAGAATGCTTTCATGAAAGGCGTGGAGGAAATGGATGGCTGGCTTGAGTACAATGTCGTTGGGGAGGACAAATGATGGCCTCGTCTCGTTTAGAAAAGGCTTGGTCCCAGCAGCAGGTAACAGCTGGGGCCCATCTGGCAGCCAGGAGAAGCTCGTGTGGTTGATATCGTTGTACATTGTATTACTATTACTCTTCCCGTCCTTCACCACGCTGGTTACCGGTGTAATGATTCTCGCTCTCGTTGGTATAATCTAGATTTCGTTCTCGTTTAGAATGGAACGGGATCCGTGCAGCAGCGTAACCTTTTGCTTCCCATCTGCTTCCGAGTGCTTTTGCTTGGTCGTGATTTACTTTAGAATTGTTCTAAAAAATAGTTGTTGCGTTGATCGGTGGGATTTGATAAGAGAGGTTTGGGTGGTTTGTCAGTAAAAGTAATGTACATTTGAAATCTTTCCACCCTTTAACAAACTAACAAAGGAGAAGATATGGGATTAGATCAACACGCACACCTACGAGGTCACAAAGTAGATTGGAAGAAATACTATTCTGACAACGAAGAGGAAAGCAAGAAAGAACACGAGCAGGTTTTCGTTTGGCGAAAACACGCAAGACTTCAAGAGTTCATGGCGAAGAAATGGGCAGATCAAAATCCTTCGGTAAAAATTGATAACCCTCTGGCACATCTCGGTTTCAATGGAGATCAAGAGGCACCATGTTATATGACGCAAGAGGTCGTTGACGAATTAGGAGAACAGATTGCAAAAGGTTTCTCGGATTATCACGCTGAAGATGGATTTTTTTGGGGTCAACAATTCCAAAAGGATAGTGTCAAGGAGTACAAAGAGCAGGACATCAAGTTCTTGAAATTCTGTCAACAAGCCATTAGCGAGGGCAAGGTTGTAGAATATTGGTGTAGTTGGTAATGCCGAAAGAAAAGAAACGAGCCGACATTGTCGGCTCGGCTCGTTCTCGCAAAGGACAGGTCGAACAAGATAAGATGACAGCAGAGATCAGTCAGTTGGCAGGTCGCTTGGCAGAAGTTCTGGGTGAGGAATTTATACAAGTAGAGGTTGAGCCAATACTCAAAAAATTAGATAAAAAAAAGTTAAATTAATTCTTGTAATGGGAATTGATAGGATATAAAAAGATAGAGCATTTTATAAAAAATGCATAACTTAACAAAGAGGTAAAAATGCAAAAAGCAAAAAAGTTAAAGCAAGAAGAAAAGAAAATAATTCTTTCTTATGCTCAACTTAAACTTAAAGCAAATAGACTATCTAAAGAGTTAGACACAATGAAACAGAATGTTGTTGATGTCTTTGATAGATCAAATCAAAACTTAATCATTGTTCAAGATGAGAGTGGTAATAGTTTTGGATTACAAAAAATAAATCGTAAGCGAAAGAAATTTGAAACAGCAAATTTCAAAATTGCTCACAATGATTTATTCAACAAGTTCTGTACAGAAATTGAGTACAGCGAGTATAAAGCGATTGGTGGTACTGATGCCTAACAATGACTTGATGAATATTGCTGAGGTACTAGCAAAAAGGGTTGGCGATAAATCGCCAACTCAACTTCAAGAGATGCTAATTTCAAATGGAGTTAAGAAACAACTCAATTATGAAATTATGTTTCAACTATTAATGGGAGAAGTTGAAAAGCATATCTTAGAAAATCAGGGTAATGCTGTTGTTGATGAGTTTAAAAACAATGTGTTGGAAAAGTTCTCAACACTAATACAACAACTAACACCTAAACCATAATAATCTAAAACCAATGGCGCAGTCGCGCCATTGGTGTATCTATTCTATAGCAAGGCTCACAATTTACATTGGCAAAATTTTACGATTTGCACAGTCCAACTCGCGTTTATACGTGGGTCAAATTTGGACAAAGAGGTTTACAAAGCAAGATATACAAATATACTAGGGTCCCAAACGCTATGAATATAGAGCATCTATCAGAAGACGAATTAAAAGATTTAATTTTAAAAAAGCAGTTGGAGTGGATCAAGTTATGCCAAGATGATTTTTTAATTTTTGCAACTGCTGTTTGGCAAGATTTTATTTATCGTAAGACAGATAATCCTAAAAATTATGGACACCATCAAATTATCGCTAATGCTTTTCAAGATATAGCAGAGGGCAAAGAAAAGAGGCTCATCATCAATATGCCTCCTAGACATACTAAATCAGAATTTGCATCTTATCTTTTTCCGGCATGGATGATTGGAAGGAATCCTAAGATGAAAATTATGCAGGTATCACACAACGCAGAATTAGCTTCAAGGTTCGGTAGCAAAGTTCGAAACCTTATGAATTCAAGGGAGTATAAACAAATTTTT